ATGTGGTAAATGATTTAACTGTTCCCAATTCGACCATCAATAACGACATTGAAGTGAACGTGTTTGTGTCTGCGGGAGATGATTTTGAGGTATTTGATCCGGATTCCCGGAATATCGAAGACTTGGTTTGGTTTCAACCTCAGATGGGAGAAGTTTTCTCCCCTCAAATGGCTGAAGTCAATGGTCAACCAATGAATCAACCCGATGCAGATCTTACGAAGCGTGAAGATGAACCGATGAAAGAGGAACCGTCATTAACAATGGCGCCGACGTTGTCTGACCAAGATCACACTACATGTGTGTATTATGGTGATCCAGTAACGTCGTTTCGTCAATGTTTGAAACGGTATAATTATCACTCGGCAGTGTCATCAGCCGGTGCAATTACTTCTTCGACAATGATAAATTTGCGTAATAGCAATTTTCCATATTATCGAGGTTATGCACCTGGGGCTGTACACGAAACAATAGTTCCCGCTGCTGCAACGCCTTACAATTACTGTAAGATGACGTTGCTGAACTATGTCACCCCGGCCTTTACTGGCAGAAGGGGTGGTTTGCGGTGGAAGTACTTCCGGACAGGTGGTAACACAGAAGAGACATCAATAATGATGGTGTCTCGAGATGCATCGTCCGTAGGAGGTTATGATCAGCAAGAAACTTTGATGATCACACAGGAAGGTGGAAATCAATTTGATCGTGTACGACAAAATGTGATGCTTATTCCCCATACCTGGGACGGTGCTGTTGTTACCAGCACTCTACACAATCCAGTAATTGAAGCTGAAATTCCTTTTCATTATAATGTCCGATTTGTACCTGCTAAGCAGGGTGATTGGACATCAACGGCAGGAGTTTTCAGACACTATCACTGGATGTCAACTATCTGGGAGGCGCACACAACTGATGCTGCGGCAATACATTGTTTCGTCTCTGTCGGTGAAGATTTCAATTTAGGTTTCTTCACTGGAGCGCCTGTGGCATGGCGAGTGCCTCAGGAGTCTGAGCCTGCATCTTCATAGATGTGGGACTCGCGGGGACAGACACCCCGTTACAGAAAATGTGGAGTTATAAGATTCTCCAGCAGGAAAAACAAAATCCACATCTCGGTGGCTGAGATGGGGGACAATTTGTCCCTGAGCTATGCCGTATCTGTTTCATATGTGATGAAATTTTTACCTGGCATAGCCAGGGTTTTTCGTAGTCACAAGTTTCAGTTAGCGTAGCTCAGTAGTGTAGTAAAAAACACTACCTTTGAGTGAG